TGGAGAGTTATCTATAGTTCTGGATATAGGGGATAGTACTTCATTAGAGGAGGGGGTGTATTTCCCCTCTATCATTGGGTTTAGTCCTAGATATGATGATGGGTATGTCCTAACTAGTGAATGTGACAATAGACTCTCTCAACCTATTATAGTTTGTAGATAGTCTTTAATTTAAGGAGACAATAATGAGAAAATCAGTATACCAACTAAACGGTGAAGATGGCCTAGTACATACAATTAAAAAGTTAATCGCTGAGGGTTATGAAGTTTGCCATCTAGCTACTCACTCAGCGGGCCTAGGGCATTATATAGTTGACTACTACGGTGAAGCAACTATAGCGATTGATGAACAAGCGGCTTTAGATGACGCTCAAGTCGATTGGAATAAGGTTGAGGACTTTACTCGTAAATCAGAGATTATTGAGTACGCTTTAGAGTTTGAGATAGAAATTAATAAAGATGGCAATATGAAGGCCATGATAGCGGAGTTCAAAGAGAAGTCCAAGTAATCCTTAAGGAGGATGTATGAGCAATTCCGAGATAGTTAGGCCACAAAAAGGAAAACAAGAACAAGCTTTAAATTTAGAAGCTGATATTATCTTTTGTGGAGGTTCAGCGGGATCAGCTAAGACTTACACTCTTCTTATGAGAATGCTAAATCACATGGAAGATAAGGATTTCAGGGCTGTATATTTCAGAAGAAATGGAACACAGCTAGTGGGTCAGGGAGGACTTTGGGATGAGGCTATAGATTTATATGGCAAGTTTGGAGCTAGGCCTGTAGCAAGTGATCTTATGATGCACTTTCCATCTGGGGCTAAGACTCAATTTACTCACTTACAGTATGAGAAGAATAAACTAGACCATCAAGGGTTTTAAGTAGCCCCTTTATATGGTAACATATATCGAAGAATTATGTGACTATCAGGGAAACTTTTAAAATGGCAATCCTGAGTTAAGAATTATAGAACGAAATTAGGAGTAGTTCATATGAGAAACCTAGAGAGATATACAAGTAGGTACGCAGTAACAAAAACAGGTAAAGTCTACAGCCACCTTTCAAACAAATTTATGTCTGTACATTTAGACAGGGATGGCTATGAAAGGTTGGGGCTGACTACTCAAGAGCAAATACAAACTACGGAGCAAGTTCACAGGCTAGTGGCTATAGCTTTTATACCAAACCCGAAAAACTTGCCTTGCGTAAACCATAAAGATGGGATAAAGGTTAATAATCACTATAAAAACTTAGAGTGGTGTACATATAGAGGTAATAGGGAACATGCCCTAGAGTCTGGGCTTATTAAATCTTACAGGGTTTATGACGAAGAAGTAGCTATTAAAGTTATCTCTTATGTAATGGATGGTTGGACAAAGAAAGAGATAGCAATAAGTATGGGATTAGAAGATAACTCTGTACACAATATTATGTACTCCCCATCGTATCATTACATCAGAAAAGACTTTAAATGGGAGGATAGACCTAACAAATCTTTTAGGATGTCTACAGATAAAATTATGGATATTTGCCAAGCATTAGAAAATGGTCTTAGTAATAATGAAATAATGATTAAATTTAATATGAGTAGCAATTCTCTCTACTATATTAAAAAAAGAAAGTCTCACACTAAAATTTCTCAAAATTATAATTTTTAATGCAACGACTATCCCATTAGGGAGTACACTGCAAGCTTAGGGCAGTGGAAGCGCATAACAACCTTTTAGGTTGATGATATAGTCTGATCTTATAGGAAACTATAAGAAGTGGTTAGTCCACTGGTAGAGGTGTTGCGACCCCTATTGAACACATTGTACAATATTCTTTAATAGCCTTTGATGAGTTAACACACTTTACTTCTACTCAATTTACTTACTTAATGTCAAGACTACGATCTAAGTCAGAAAGTAAGTCTTATGTAATGGCATCTATGAACCCTGACCCCGATAGTTGGGTGTTGGATTGGGTTATGCCTTACTTAGATGAGCAGGGGTATTTTAATGAGGATATGGCGGGAGTTTTAAACTACTTTTATACCATAGAAGGTAAGCCAGTTTTCTCACAAGACCCCGAAGTTTTAAAAACAAATTTTCCACATAAATACAAGTTATATAATCCGACAGAAAAGCGTTATGAATATGTGGAGCCAAAGAGCTTTACATTCTTAGGTAGCACTCTGTTTGACAATGAAATTCTTATGAGGTCTAACCCTAACTACCTAGCTGAGCTTAACAGTTTGCCGGATGTAGAGAGAGCTAGATTGTTGTACGGTAATTGGTTTGCAAGAGAACAAGGCAGTAACTATTTTAATAGGAATCTCCTAGTCAGATTAAGAGAAGCTCCAAGTGGTGTTTCTGCAAGGGGTTGGGATAAGGCTTCTACTGAGCCTTCTGATAAAGAGAGGTATCCAGACTTCACATCTTCTATAAAGATGATAAGAACTCAAGAAGGTAGATTTTGCATAGTTGGTGACTACTGCCCTGAGAATCAAGAGGATGATGGGGTTTATAAAGGAAGATTTAGAAAGCCCCCCAGTCAAAGGGATAAGATAATTATTGATCAAGCCCTTTATGATGGTAAGGAATGTAAAGTTATTCTCCCTGTCGATGTTGGACAAGCTGGTAAAGTACAACCTTTAGACGCTAAAGTAGTCACATCACTTGGCTATACAGATATAGGGAATCTCAAAAAAGGCAGTTTTATACTGAACCCTGATGGGGTTAGGCAGAAAGTTATTGATATCTTTCCTCATAAGGATTGGGAGTTTTATAGGGTCACTTTTAATGATGGAAGCTCTTGTGAGGTAGGTAAAGAGCATCTATGGACATGTTGGAGAGGTGATAAGAGGACAACAGCAGGACTAAAACGTAAAGAGTTACATGGAGATAATCCTTTTAGTCTTTGGTCCCCATATGCCGAGGTGATTTCAACTGAGGGTATGTCTGAGTGGATGAGAAATGGTTTTAATCCATTGATACCAGTAAGTAAGCCTTTAGAACATAGCTTTCCACCAAGTAAACTTTTAGTAGACCCCTATATACTAGGAGTCTTAATCGGGGATGGCTGTATTACTTGTTCTCATAACAATGGGCTGAGATTTTCTACTATGGATCAGGAAATCCCCCAGTATTTCACTGATAATGGGTTTGAGGTTTCTCCTGATGGGGATTATGGCTGGTTTTTTATAAGGAATCAGAAATACAAGGATCTTTACTCCGGCTTAGAAAAGTATGATCTTATAGGTAAAAACAGCGCCACAAAATCAATTCCTCACAACTACTTAATATCTAGCTTAGCAGTTAGAGTAGAGTTGCTTAAAGGGCTTATGGATACAGATGGGTACGTATGTGAAAAAGGAAAGTATGAGTATGTGACAGTCTCCAAGGAACTCTCTAATACTTTGACTAGACTTATTCAGAGCTTAGGGGGTTGGTGTAAAGTATCTCTTAGAGAACCTAAAGAGGGAACTAATGAGTCTCTAGCATACCGCCATTATATAAGACTACCCAATGAGATAAACCCTTTTAAATTACCTAGAAAAGTTAATAGGTTTATTCCTAGTGTTGGGAGAATGTTTAGAAGAGTGATTAGCATAGTGCCTAGCAGGAAGGCTGATGGAGTATGTATTATGGTTAATAATCCTAATCACTTATATATGACAAATGAATATATTGTAACCCACAATTCCGAGTATCAGAGCCACGCTAGGCAAATAATAGCTAAAGGTATCACTGTTAGGCCAGATCCTATGCCAACAAATAAATCTAAAGTTACAAAGTATTCTCCCTTTAGCAGTGCATTAGGGGCAGGGCTGATAGACATAGTAGAATCATCTTTCCCAGATAAAGCCACCCTAGATTTATTTCTTAAAGAGAATGAAGCTTTTAATGGCGAGAGGTCTTCAGCCCATCGTAAGGATGATTGGCCCGATTGCTTAGCGACAACATTTAATTACTTAAATGAACAAGAACAGATACCAAATATTGTGGTAGTAGATATGTCACGAACTAACCCATTTAAAATTTAAGGAATAATTTTGGCAGATGAAAAACTAAACTTACAAAAAGGTGATGCCGACATTCCTAAACTTTCAATGAATGAAGTTGGGACAGTCGGATTAAATGTAGTAGATAAAGAAGTAACTGAGCAATTACGTAAAGAGTTAAGATTTCCTCAGGTTGTACTGACATATAAAGAAATGCTTAATGACCCAATGATATACGCTGGCATATCTCTAATGGAGATCATGATAAGTAAGATACAGTGGAGCGTGAAAGCCCCTGTAGATCCCACTGAGGACCAACTAAAGAAAGCTAGGTTCCTTGAGCAGTGTATGCACGATATGGAACATACTTGGCATGACTTTATTAAAGAAGTCAATTCTTATGTAGGATACGGTTTCGCAGTACAAGAAAAAGTGTTTAGACGTAGGAGAAAATCTAAAGGCTCTAAGTACAACGATGGACTAGTTGGTTGGAGAAAGCTACCTATCCGCTCACAGGATACTATCTCTAAATGGAAGTGGGATAAGTCCGGTAGAAACCTCACAGGCTGTTATCAGGATTTAAGCAAGATTAATGGAACAACAGACAGATTTAGCTTCTTTTGGTTAAAGGATAAAGCCGCTGAGGGAATACTTATTCCTAGAAAGAAATTTCTACTGTTCAGGTATAACCCTAAAAGGGATAACCCAATTGGCAACTCTCCTTTAAACGCTTGTTACCTACCATACAAGTTTAGGTCTATCGTAGAGGAGCAAGAGAGCATAGGCTTATCAAGAGACCTAACGGGTATGCCAGTAATCGGCTTACACCCTAAGTATATGTCCCCAGATGCTACCCCAGAAGATAAGGCTATATACGAGTACTACCAGAGAGTAGTAACCAATATAGCTCAGAATGAACAGTCAGGTCTAGTCTACCCATTAATGTATAACGATAGTGGTAAGAAAATCATTGAGTTTGAGTTAATGGGAACCAAAGGTGGCAAGATGTATGACACTAACGCTATTGTAAAGCGTTGGGACGATAAAATTCTCACAGCCCTATTTGCAGATATACTAAAGTTAGGCCAAGATTCTCACGGGAGTTTCTCCTTAGCGGGAGCCAAGACAAGCATTGTCGCTACTCATATCGAAGCTAGGCTAAAAGAGATAGCAGGAGTCCTTAATAAAGATTTAGTGGCTCATACGTATGAGAGTAACGGTTGGGAAGATGAAGAACGGGCTGAGATAGTCTATAAAGACCTAGATGAAGAAGATCTAGATGAACTTAGTAAGTTGGTACAAAGAATAGCTAGTGTAGGGTTCTTACCTAGGGACCAAGAGACAGTGACTGAGATCTTAGAGAGATCAGGGTTTAAAAACTCAGAGAGGGTTAATAAAATGTCTAAGGAAGAGTTTGATGCCCTATTCCCAGAAAAAGAATCACGCGCAGGAGATGGTATGAAAAACGCTGGTGAGGGAACTAGTGATAAAGCTAATGGCAAAGATAGCTCAACGTCTAATAAAGAAAACTCTTAAGGAAAATAATGGCTCATAGATTAAACAGGCTTATTGGTTCAGAGATTAATAATATCCCTGCCCTAATAACCGAGGATAGCTTAAGAGAAATTGTCTCTTATCTTGAAAGTAGAACAGAACCTAGCGCAGGGATTAAGAATGATCCTTCAGCTCAGAAACAGATGACCATGACAGACACTATGGCGATCATACCAATCAGCGGGGCCTTAACATACGAGAGTACGTTTATGAGCGCCCTATGTGGCATGACAAGCTATCAAGGTCTTATATCTGATGTTGATAAGGCGGCTAGGGCAGGAATTAAAACTTTTGTGTTCGATGCTGATAGCGGTGGTGGTCAGGCTTATGCCATGATGGACACAGCTAATAGGATCAGAAAGAGAGTTAATGACGTAGGGGGTAGGATAATTACTTACGTTGATGGAACTTGTGCCTCGGCATGTTTTGGGTTAGCGGCAATATCAGATGAGATAATTGCACACCCAGACAGCAGGACAGGTAGTGTAGGTGTAGTAGTGAAGCTAGTGAATGACAGTGTAGCCCAAAAAGAAAAAGGTTACAAGACTAGCTACATTACATCTGCCAAATCTAAAGTACCCTTCGATTCTGAGGGGGATTTTAAAGAGGATTTTCTAGCAGATATTCAATCCCAAGTTGATGAGCTACACACTGAGTTTGCCTCACACGTAGCAGGTTACAGGGATATGTCTTTAGAGGATGTTAACAAGACAGAGGCTAAAGTGTACAGTTCTAAGAAAGCTCTTGAGACAGGGTTTATCGACAAGATCATGGATCATGACACATTTTTTAGCTATTTAGAAACACTCAATGATGAAGGAAACCAATCAGTGCCTTTGAATATATTTACAAATTCTAAAGATAAGAATTTAGCAACCATACAGGAAGAAAATGAAATGACTACAGAGCAAGCAACAGCTTTACAAGCACAACTAGACGCATCAGTGGTAAGCCAAACAGCACTAGAAGCTGAGCTAGCATCAGCCTTAGCAACTCAGGCTGAGTTGTCAACTAAGCTAGGTGTAGCTACAGCCTCCCTAGAACAACTTAATAAGAAAGCGGAGAGTGATAAGTTAGAGTCACGTAAAGCATCTCTCTCTGAGTATCTTTCTGTTGATGCAGTGGAAGCTGTATTTTCAGCTTTCTCACAATTAGATGACGCCTCTTTCAAAGCAGTGTTGTCTACGTACAAGTCTCAAGCATTAGTTGAGGAGCAGTCTGAGGATTTCAATGAAGCTGGGGTATCTGGAGATGCAGACCCTGACGCAAAAGAACTTACAGGCGTAATGAACTTAATCAAAAAGCAAAAAGCATAAGGAATAAATTATGACACTATTAGCAACAAGAGAAGACAAGTTAGGTAATTTGTTAAAAATGGAACAGGGTAAGGATTTTGGCTATTGCCGTGAGACTCGCTCAATGACTTTAACAGCTACTTCTGACATCGGTGATGTGTTGTATGCCGATGGAGCTAACCTGAAGTTAGCGGCTCAAGCCAACGTAGCAGACGTAGTTGCAATCTTAATTGACACAGAAGCAGTTAAGTTAAGACCAGCATCAGGCACAGCTAACGTTGACGTAGCAGTTCTAGTACGTGGTGCGGCTGTAGTAGCTGACACTGCTCTAAACTACAATGCAGACATAAACACCGCCGCTGAGAAAACTGCTCTATACGCAGTATTAGCGGGTCTGGGTATCGTAGTTCGTAAACAAGTTTAATTAACAGATTATAAGGAAGATAAAAAATGGCAGTAGTACGCGATATTCTAAATGCAAACAAGATGACGGAATGGACTGAAGAGATTAACGAGATTGAGAACCAATATGGTTTTATTAAGTCTCTAAATCTTTTCGCCACCAAAGGTACATCTCAAACTGCAATCGTATTTGATAAGAACACCCACGATATAACTCTGTTACCACAGACTAGTCGTAGAGATCGTCAACCTACAGTTGGCAAAGATCGTAAGCTAGAAACATTTGCTTTAAGTCTTAGCTATTTTAAGCACTCTGATGTTATTACTCCAGAAGATATTCAGGGTATTCGTGCTCCGAATGGAAATGGTGATACAGCAGAAAGTTTAAACCGTGTACGTGTTGAGAAATTGACAGACATGAGGCTAGCCGCTGATCAGACTGACGAGTACATGCAGTTACAGGCTATGAAAGGTATTATGAAAACCCCAGATGGTGCAGTTGTTGCTAACATGTATAGTGTTTTTAACATTAGCCCTTTTGAGGTTGACTTTGCCCTAGGTACAGCCACCACTGATATTGATAAGAAGATCAATGAGGTTAAACGTCACATTGCCTCTACTGTAAAGACAGGTGGTGCTATTCAAGGAGTAGATTTCTTCGTTGACTCTGAGTTCTTTGATAAGTTGATAAACCACCCTCGCTTCCGTGAGGTGTACAACCAGTATCAGAACTCTGGCAATCAGCGTCTACGTGATGACTTGTCTAACTATATGACTTGGGGCATCTCAGATGTTGTTGAGCATAGAGGCGTTCGTTTCATCTCCTACGATGCAGTATTTAACATGCCAGATGGAACCACTGAGAAGTCATTTGAGGCTTCAACTGGTAAGGCAGTAGCTCGCGGGGTACGTGACTTGTTCCGAGGCTATAACGGTCCTTCTAACAAGCTTGCAGGAGCTAACCAAGTAGGTCAGCCAATGTTCGCCTACGAGTATGTTGACCCTAAGGGTGAGTATATGGACCTAGAGTTGGAAATGGCTAAATTGTACTTCTGTACTAAGCCACAGTCAATTGTAAACATCATCTCTTCTAACTAAGAGTGATAAAAATTAAAAGGGGCTTCATGCCCCTTTTTTGATTTTAGGAGATACAAATGTTTTCAAATGATCCTAAAAACCCGCTAGATAGGATAAGACTTAAAGTTGGTGACACTAGCAATGACAACGAATATTTAGATGACAAGTGGTACGCTCACTTTTACATCACACTTAACAAGAATGAAGTCCTAGCCTCAATTGAGTGTGCTAAAGCCATTCTTGCTAGGTTTACTGGTAACACTAGGGAGGTAGTTGACCAAGTAGAGATCTACGGTAATCAGCAGTTCGACAATTACCTCAAGTGGTTAAAATCCTTTATTAGTGACCCAGACATATCGGGTATAAGAAGTCCAGTCCCCTTTGCAGGGGGTATCTCTAACTCGGATGTTACAGAAAGAAAGAATAACTCTGATAATAATATAATTAGCCTCCCATCTGATTCTGACTACAATGAGTTCTCAATTTTTGTAGAAAGGAGAGAGTAATGGCTTTTAAGGGGAGGGTTGTATTATCTAGCAAGAAAATGGAAAAGCTTAGAAAAAGAATAATCAAGCTAGGAATGACTAAGCTACAAACTGGACACTTTCAAGAGTCAGGGGAACACCCTACAGCGGAAATGAGCTATGCTGACCTAGCCAATCATTTAAGTATAACTTTCCCGCAAAGAAGTTTGTTACCAGACATAGCCTCAAACTTAAGAGTTGGGAATATGTTTACTAGAGTTATTAATCAATCAATAAAAAACTATCTCTATGAGAGTAAACCACTTAATAGAAACCTAGACAATATAGGTTCAGATTTAACCCAGTATGCAAAGAGCCTGTTTGGTGTTCCTAGCCAAAACAACCCAAGTAACTCACCAAGTTGGGCTGATTTTAAAGATGGTGACTCCCCGTTAATCTATCAGGGCTATTTAAAAGGCTCTTGGGCATGGAAGAATACTTCAGATAACACAATAAGATATGGAGCTTACTAATGGGATTATTAGATAGAACACCCTTAACCATGCTGAGAAAAGAAGTGTCAGAGGGTTACTTAAAAGATGGAAAATTTATAGAGGACTCTACAGAAGAGGAAGTCCTTATAAGAGGAAGTCTACAACCCTTAGGTAGTGGTAGGGAAAAGCTCAGACTTGAGGAATCAATTAGGGCAAGGGCTACTTATAAACTCTACACCAAAGCTAAATTAAAAGTCTCTGACGATATCCTACAAACAACCTCAGATGAGACTATTATAAAGGGCCTTAGGTATGAAATATACGCGGACGCTGATTGGACACATTATGGACTATCTTCAGACCACTACAGGTACATCCTACTAAGGAAAGATAAAATATGAGCTTAGACATAGATTCAGTTGAGAGGGGGTTATGTAGAGTGATCACTGAGCTAGTAGGAAGTAGATTATCTACATTAAAAGGTGAAGGAAATACTCAAGTCCCCTCTGTCCTAGTTAAAAGACAGGCGGTACTGGAACCTAAATTTCCTTACATCTTAGTTAGCTACATCACCGCTATACCACTAGGTAGGGATATCAAAGATAGGTATTTAAATGATAACGATGATGAGGTGACTATTGTAGAATATGTCTCTACATTTACTGTAGAGGTTATGGGGGGTGTTGCCGATAATGCGATTAGTATTGCTTCGGAGTTAAATACAAGAATGTTCTCATCCCAAGGAAGTGTCTCTCTAAGTGAGAATATAACTAATGCTGAACTTACAAACATTCAGAATATTGTCAGAAACTCATCTAAGATGGAGACAGACTTTAGAGAGAATGCTAGGAGTATTTATGAATTTGGAATGGAATCATTAGTAGTTGATAACACTATAGAGATAATAGAGAAATTAGAAATGGATGGTAGCTCCTATGATGATTATGATCAAGAAGAGTCTCCAATTAATATAGAAACAAATGTCCCATAAACTCAGGAGTTTAAATAAATGACATATAAAAATATAAGTACAGTTAATATAGCACTACAAAACGCTAGCTTAACGTCAGTGGGGTTTGGAACTCCCTTGTTCGTAAGTTCTCACAATTATTTCCCAGAACGTGTAAGAGCCTATTCTTCTTTGCAAGATGCGGCTGTAGATTTACCAACTACTTCTAAAGCTTACAAAGCCTTGCAAAGTGGTTTTGGTACTAGTCCCCGTCCAGCGGTTATTAAGGTTGGTCGTAGGGACTCTGACACCACTCTTACAGTAGCAGACGGCTCAACCACAGGGTCTCTTACCGTCTTTGTAAAAGATGGTACAGATATATTCTCTGTAGCTGTTTCAGTGTCAGGGGCTAACGCTAATGCTGTTGCCGCCGAGATAGTTTCAGCAATAGAAGCTAATACTGATATCGACGGTAATATAACTATCTCTGCAACAGATGAAGTAATATCTATTGCAGCCGATGGTTCAGCTTTAGTTTACTTTAGTAACATATCTACCAATATTGCTGATACATACGCCTCTACAGAAACAGCTCCGCAAGTCCTAGTGGCAATCGAAGCTGAGGATAACGACTTTTACTTTATCTCAGCAGATGATCATTCAGAAACTTTTGTCCTTGCTATGGCAACAGCTATTGAAGCCACAAGTAAGATGTACTTCTTTAGTGCATATGAGGCAGGAGCTGTTTCGGCTTATGTTGATGGAACTAGTTCAGACATACTTGGTAAAATTAAGACCGCCAAGCACTTTAGAACTAAGGGCCTCTTTCATCAATCCGCTGATACAGACTTTCCAGAAATGAAATATGTAGGTTTCAATGCGGGATTTACAGCAGGTAGTGTTTCATGGTCTAACTTAGTTATCTCCTTAGCGGCGTCTACAAGCCCTGTCACTGGCTTAAACCTTAGCACCACTGAAAAGGGTAGCGTTGACGCTCGTAACGCCGCATTCATTGAGGATTTAGGTTCTAGTGTGCTTCGTAATGGTCGTACAGCTAGCGGTGAGTCTATTGACATTATAAGAGGTAGAGATAACCTTAACTACGATATGACTACTGAGTTAGTTAGATTACTTATCTCTCAGACGGGTAGTAAAATACCTTACAATGATGCAGGTATACTCCAACTCTCCGCTGTTGTTAGGGGAGTTCTTAACCGCTATGTAGATAGAGCATTTATAAACCCTAATTTTGTTGTGAACTTCCCAAGGCTCTCTAAAGTATCCGCTTCTGATAAGTCCAATAGGATCTACACACAGGGTACTTGGCAAGCAGAGCTTACTAACGCTATTGAGATAGTAGACCCTATCCAAGGCATCTTAAGCATAGATCTATAAGGATAAGGAAAAGAAATGAGTACACAAAGAACATATTCTCCAAAGAATGTCAACGCGCTATTTTCATCACTCAAGCTCACTGGATTTGCTGAAGGATCATTTATTCAAGCAGTGAGGAGCAGTGATAATAGCTCCAGTGTAGTAGGCTCTCAAGGTGATGTAGGACTAACAGTTAATGCAGATAAGACAGGTACGATCACTTTTACCTTGCTACAAAACTCAACTAGCAATGCTACTCTAAGCCACGTACAGAACTATCAGGATATTAATGATGAGCTTCTTAGAGGTGACATTGAGGTTAGTGACCCTAGTGGAGGCTACTTATGTTATGCCAAAGGTTGTCACATTATGACACCACCTGAAATGAACTTAGCTGATGAGCAACAGTCTAAAGTTTGGGTATTCTTTGTAGAAAACCTACAGTTCGCTAACGTTGGTGACTTCATTGATGACGCATCAGTTATAGCTAATGCAAAGAGCCTTATCAATACGCTGAAAGGTGTAGCTGAGGTAACAGCCCCTAGTGGGATCGTGTAAGAATATATAGGAGGCTTTATGCCTCCTTTTTACTAAGGAGAAAATAGAATGGCTAGTCTAAAGGAAGTAATGGGCAAAGGTAGGAAAAGTTTTAAGTTAGAGGAAACTGGAATTGAGGTTAGCATTCAGAAGCTTCCTATGTCCAAAGGCATTAATGTAGCAAAAGAATTGATATGCTTAATAGCACCTACTATTGGTAGTGCTGTTGATGGTGTTAGGCATGATGACCTAATACATGGAGCGCCTAAGTCATTTAGTGATTTAGCTCTAGTGCTAGTTACACAACTAGATAAAGTAGATATTTTAGAATTAATACAGCTTTTATTAGCGGGACTCCTAATTGATGGTGATGAAGTAGATATAGAAGAATACTTCAGCGGCAACTACGGTGAACTCCTAGAGATTATGGAGTTTGCACTGAGAGAAAACTTCCAGACTTTTTTTATAGGAAAGGGTATCAAAGCCCGATTAATTACAGCGGTGAAAACTCTACTAGCGGGTACTTCTCTAGTCTAGTACAGAGTAAGGTAGGCTCTTGTGATGTCCTACCAACTGACCTGTCTTTAGCTTATTCCGTCTACAATAGTAAGTACAACAAAGAGTCTATTCACACCCTGCTTTGGGATATGACACTGTCAGAGTTTATATATCACAAAGAGGTAGTCACTCAATTAGATGACTTAGAGTATGCAAGGTACAAAGATAATGAGAAGAAAACTTAGTAGGAGTTGGAATGAGCAAAGGTAATAGTATGGATGATTTCATTGTCCAGTTAGGTTGGGATGATAAAAAAGCCTTACAAGGACTTAAAGAATTTTTAAGTAAAATAAGAGCAGAAAATTTTGATATTAAGCCCTCTCTGAATCCTAAGAGTCAAAGAAAAGCTGAGGAGGCTCGGGCTAAAGCTGAGAGTAGCTTCAAAGAAAAGCAGATGGAGAAGACCGCTAAGCTCAATGAGGAAATGAGAACAGCTCATTACAAAGAGATACACAGGGATGAGAAAGCATTAAATAAAGCCAGAGAAACAGCTATTGAAACTCGGAGTAAAGCTGAAGCTAAAGCTCAATCAGACTTTAGAGCTAAGAAGCTAAGAGAAGCCAAGGAAGATGAGTTAGTAATTAAAGCCTCTAATAAACGAGTAGCTAAAGAGAAGGCAGACTTAGCGGCGGCTAATGCAGAGAGAGCACGTAGAGCTGATGTCTCTGGAGCTAACAAAACAAAAACTAGAAGGTTCGCTGACTCAGATATGATGCAAACCATCTCTAGACAAGATCCTCGTAAAGCATCTGCGGCGGTTAAGGCATACCATAAGAATTTAACTAAAGCCACATTACAGAGTGCTGAAGCAAATAGACACTTGGTAGATAAGCTCCGTAGGACAGCTATAGAGCTACGAAGGGTAGAGAGAGCTAGTAAGAGAACCTCAGCGGCTCAAAGAGGCTTAGGGGACTCTACAAACCACCTTATAAGGTCTTACGCTAGTGTCTTCGCATTGATGGCAGGGACAGCGGCTATTAACAAGACAGGTCAAAGCTTTGAAGCATTGAATAGTGCCATGTTAGCGGCTATGGGTACGACAGAGGAGGCCAACGAACAGATTGCCAACTTAGATAAGTTAACAGATAGACTCGGACTGAGCTTACTAGATACAGCGGACCAATACACTAAGTTCGTATTCGCATCTAAGGGTAAGCTACCTACAGATGAGGTTAACTTGTTATTCGAGGGTATGGCAGAGTTAGGAACAACTCTAGGCGTGTCCAAAGAGAGAATGAAATTATCATTTACAGCAATACAACAAATGATGAACAAATCGACCATTAGTTCTGAGGAATTAAAAAGACAATTTGCCGAAAGTATGCCGGGCGGTATACGCATATTTGCTGATGCTTTAGGCATAGGCACAAAGGAATTATTAGCTCAAGTTGAGTCAGGAAAACTTCTCGCAGAAGATGTTTTACCCAAGGTAGCTAGGCAGATGAAAAAAGTTGCCGCTGTTGGTTTAGAACAGAAAATGTTAACAGCACGAGTTGCTCAAGGTAAATTCTTTAAAGAGCTTGAGTCAAGCCAAGACCTTATATTTAAGTCTGGTTTTGGTGAGGGTGTAGGCGAAATGTTCAATGAACTAGCAATGAGCATGAGAGAGTCTGAGGAAGGAATGAAAGGCTTAAGCCAAGTGTTTAAGTTAATATTTAAAATCATAGGGGAACTAGCCGAAGTTATTATTCCAATATTGGATTCGGTATTCTATGTATTAGGCGCAGTGTCAGAAAAACTAATAGAGACATTCTCTACTCAGAGAGGAAAGGTAGTTGGAGGAATTGGAGCTATAACTTTAGCAACTCTTGGACTATCTAAAGCCTTAGCAGGAGCTAATGGATTTTTAATGTCCCTAATGCTAAACTTTGTAAGGATATTAGCCCCAATTATAGCTGTAGCTGTAGTGATGGAGGACTTGATAGCAAACTTTGATGATAATAAGATATCGACCCTAGAGCATTCTTTAGGATACCAGCTTAGTGAAAAAAAGATTAAGCAAAAGTCTGGATTTGGTGATGAGAGGTCTGAGATATTTAAGGGGGCTTTTGATATGTCCAAGGGTGGAGACATTGCCTCTAATCTAATTAAATCCACAGCCATGCAAGCGGCATTTAAGATAAACGTATTTATAGATGGCAATGAAACAGCCGCTAGAAAGGTTGTAATTGACCAAGCTAGTCAATCACAAGTGGAGGGTAGATAATGGCTATTAGTTCGCAAGTATATTTAGAGATACCTCCCCTTGAGGGGGAAACCCTTACGACCTTTATAGAGCTAACTGTAACAAGCAGTGTAGCTATTGAGATGCCAACTGAGATAAGTTCTTTTCCTACACTTGATGGGGTGACAGTCTCAGACAATGCTGTGAATGGTAATAAGGTGTACCAATTAGAGGGGATCATTAGTGATACCTTAAATAGTGCTTTGAGTAGTGGGGGAAAGCAGAAATTAGCAAAAGATAATTTTAAACTCCTACAGTACGTTAGGGACACTCACAAAAGATTTACCCTATACTTTGATAATAACCAAGACCCAGTCTCAGATTGTATGTTAACTAAACTAACCCTCAACAAAGGCTCAGCTATGGGATCTTCTTATGAGGTTTCTCTTGGTGTAACTGAGATACTAGTTTCCAGAGAGTCTCTCTCATCCATAGAACAGTTTATATCAGATGCGAGTAAAGACCAACTTGAAGGAGTTACCAAGGCTAACTTAGTTAGTACAGAAAGTGTTCCCACAAATTCAGCTCTACTTAATGGGAAATTGGCAACAGGTGGGACTGTATCAGGGGCATTTGGTGAGGCGTTCAGCTTATTTAAAGGTGCATTTTCAGGAGGGGCAGAGTAATGGCATTATTAATACCAGTTTCAAATAGTCCTTACTCAGAACAGCTAGTATCTCTTAGTAATAGGGTAATTACTATGGTGTTCAAGTTTAACGTAGTTAATCAATCTTGGTATTTAGACCTCTTAGACTCA